CCAGGTGCTGGTTTGTATGCGTTAGGATCGTCATCATCCATTTTAGCTTGTTTAGCAAACTGTGCAGCTCTATCATCTTTCTTATCTTTAGCTACACCTTTCATATAATCGCTATCGGCTTCTGACACATCTTCTTCGTTCATTATCATTTGCAAATTTCTGTAGAATGCTTGTAAATTACGTGTACCACCATGAAACTCTAGATGATTTTTGCTCTTAGGATTTCTGTGCGGTTTTACTCTTACACTATATTGTTTTGCAAGTTTTTTTGCCTGTTCTGCTTCTTTTTTAGAAAATGGGTTAGTACCAAAATCGTGTCCAAGTACTGCTTCTGACACATCTTCTTTCTTAGCACTTCTAACTTTAGCAGCTAAGTCTTTGTCAGCTTTACCCCATGTACCAGAACCTTTAGTAATAAAACTATTTACTCTAGCAAATGCCCATTGTTGTTGACTGGCACCTGGACGGTGACCAGTTTTCCAAGCAGCCATACCTCTATCATATACTTGTTTCAGTATACTATATGATATGCCACTTTCTTTACTTTTTTTCTCTAGACCAGCAATCTTTTCGTTGATGACCTTAGCTTGTTCGAAATCGTTGGATGCAAAAATACTCATGTATTATTTATTTTTTCGAGTCTTTGATTTTACTAAAATTACCATCTTTATAGAACTCAATAAATCGTTTAAATCTATCTGCATTATGTGCTTTATGAGAGATTACAAAGATGTTTGTATCCTCATGGTTAGATATAATATCCCATAACATCTCTGTGGCATCTGCATCGAGTGATGAATCACCAACTTCATCCATCATTAATAAGTTAGTATTGACTGAGTTCTTTAATTTGGCAATTTCTCTCCATGTAAACATCAATGCAAGGTCAATTCTCATCTTTTCACCTTCAGAGAATGATGCATAGGAGAAGTTATCTCTATATCTTGACTTAATTATTTCATTAAACTCTTCATCAAGATTAAATGAGAATGCTGCACCCATCTTTTCAAGTTGTATATTTACAAACTTATTCATGACAGGTACATATTGTTTGATAATCTTTGCTTTAATACCTTGATCTCTTAATAATAGTTTACATACATCATAAAAATGATTTGTTTCACTCATATCCATAAGCTCTTTGGATATAATTGTTTCTTCTTCTAGTTGTTCAGTGAGTAGTCTCTGAGCATCTGGTAAAGATGAGTCATCTGTTTCCAGTTTGAGATTATCATTGAGAGTACTGAGATAAGTGCTCAGACTACTCACTTCACTTCTTACCGAAGATTGCTGGCTTATCAGCTCGGCAATTTCTTGTTCTTGAGCTCGTGCACTTTCCAATTCTTTGGATAACTTGGCAAGAGCTTTTTCATAAGCAGGGATGAGAGCCTCATTTTTCGCTTTTTCCTCTTCAAGGCTGCTAATTTTTTCGTTCTTGAACGACTCTGAAATTTCTTGTCCGCAAACTTCGCACTCAGTTTCTGTTCGATAGTAAGCGATGCGCTTCTGTTTTTCATCTATCCTCCTTTTCAACTCATTTCCATGAGTCAGACATTTTTGTTTATCGTCTACTGCTTTATTTACATCTGGTGAAGCAATAGCATCTATTAAAGTTTGTAAATGATCGTTTTCATCTTCAAGTATCTTTCTTTCGCCTTTTACTCTTGTTATTTCTTTCTTTATCTTTGTGGCTGATTGTTCTGATTTCTTTTGTAATGTAGATATAAGACTTTTCTGACCGTTAATCTTTGTTGATTGTACTTCTTTTTGATATTCTTTATCTTTAATACTAATACCTAAATCACTTATCTTAGTCTTAAGTATATCATTCATTCTTGTAAATATAGTAATATCAAGAATCTCTTCAATTAGTTGTCTTCTTTCATGTGTATTAAGGTCCATAAATGATTGGTATCTTGCTGAACCAAGTATGACAATCTGTGTGAATGACCTAAAGTTCAATCCAATAAGATCTTCTAATTTGTTTTGATAATCTTTTTGTGCAGCGTCTTGAGTTATAAGTTCACCATTCTTATAGATCTCAAATATGTGTGGTTTCATACCTCTTACAACTCGGTATGGCACGCTATTTACTGTGAACTTAAGTTCTACTTCACAACCTTTATCATTTACTGAATTTATAAGTTGTGTTTTAGATACATTTCTGTATGGTCTATTAAACACTGCATAACAAATAGCATCAAGTACTGTTGACTTACCACTACCATTTACACCAGTAATAAGAACTGTAGGTCTATCATTTAAGAATATTGTATTGCCAGTATTACCTGTACTTAAAAAATTCTTATATGTAATCTCTTCAAATACTATCATCTATATGTTGTGCTTCCTCATATATTTCTAACATAATCTTTTTAATTTCTTTCTTATTAAGGTCTGTAGCTACATCATCTATATACTCAGATATAAGATCTGATGTATCAGTCATTTCAATAATATCATCTACATTATCAGCATTAAATTGTTCAAAGCTTTCTACTATTTTTAATTCAAATGGTTCTTTAAGATTGATTGCATCAATAAATTTTTCAAAATTTTCAAATGAATCTTTTTCTTTTACGTATAGTTTTACATAAGAATTCTTCAGATCTTGTGTTAAATCTTTAGGTTTTGTATTGTTATCATATATTAATTTTACATGATAACCGTAAGGATTCTGTACGAATTCAAGTGATTTATCTGTTGTATCTAAAATCCAGAAGCCATGTTTACCACCTGAATCTGACCACATAAGTTCGTATGGTGTACCTGTGTACTGTATATTTACCTCTTCACTTTGTGTATGATAGTGACCTGAGATAACTTTTTCCCATTTTGTATAGTCAGATACTTCAAAACCATCACGACTATATTGGCCAGGAAACATTAACATTCCATTAATATCATAATGACCTATAAGTACTTCACCACCTTGTTTAATTCTTGCAAATGATTCTTCATAATTTTCTTTACATACCCAAGGCATTAATGTAATCTTACAGCCATCAATATCTAGTTCTGTAATAGTTTCATATACATTAAAGTTTGATTCTTGACCAAGAATTTGGTTTGGTGAATTGTTTTTAAGTGAATGTTTAAATGGTATATCATGATTACCTATGATAACATCACATCTGATATCTCTATCTTGCACAGGTTTAACCATCATTTCTTTTTGAAATGCTAGTGTTTGGATATTGAGCCACTTACGTGAGTCAAAATAATCTCCAACTTGTATGATATGAGTAATAGATTTGTCATCAATTGCTGGCCAAAATACTTGTTCATAGAACTTTCTTTGCCAGGCTTCGATAACTACATTTCTATTTCTCGCACCAAAATGGGTATCGCCTAGAATAGCAATCTTCATACGCCATATTTTCCTTCAATAGCTTTATTAGCTTCTCTAATTTTAGTAGCAGATATACTCTCAGTTTTTTTATCTAAATGCTCCTGTTCAATCTTATAACCTACATCTCTACCATAGGTTATATGAGTGATATTTGGCACTTCAATAATCTCATATTGATTATACTCAAAACCAGCTTTTTTTAACGCATGTTGTATCTGTTGACGCCTTGCTTCGAAAGTATATGGGTTGTCCTCAGTACCATCCTGAGCACGTAGCATGATTACTACCTGACCAGTTTTGGAAATTGCTCTTTTAAAAAGCTCTGTATGCCCTTGATGCCAGGGTTGAAATCTACCAAGCATTTGCGTAGTTTCTTTATGTCTATCCATGTTTTCACCGTATAGTCTACATCTAGATAATGTGGTACTTCAAACAACTTATTCGTATCATCATATCTAGATTCTTTGATTGTGTCCATATAGATTGATACTGTAGGTTGTACAATATCTCTATACTCCTGTTTTGGTGCTACAAAATCTAATATACCATTTTTGCCTTTCATTCTCATGGCTTGTCTTAATCTGCCATCAGGTGAAAAATCCCAATCATCATGTAGCATTCTATAATAGTCTGCGTTATGATGTGGTATACAAAAATGATATGCTAGTTCTTTTGCGAGTGTTGTTTTACCTGATCCTGGTAAACCGAATATTAATATTTTCATTGTTGATAGATACGTAGTAATGTATTCATAGGTTCATGTTGACTACCATAAGGGCTAAGCCAGATAATCAAACCAACAGCAAACATAGCTATTGCAATACCTAGGATAAATGGTCTTAATTCGTTCATTTCTTATCTTTCTTTGTTGTTCTTGGTTTACGTTTCTTTTTAACTTTAAAATTAGGATTTTCCTTAAAGAACTCTTCTTTCTTTGCTTCTCTTACTTTATAGTGTTTACCTTCTACTTCAAATTCTGTTTCACCAGCCTTAATAGCTTCTAATTCATGTTTGACTCGTAGTGTATGTGATCTAAGAGTAAATCCAGATCTAGACTTTTCTGCTGGTGTCTTAGCCTTTGCTTCTTCCATATCACCAAGTTTTTGATCTGCATAAGCTCTGGCTGTATCATTTAATGATTCACTAAACTCACCATGTAGGAACATCGTTTGTTCTGCTTGTTGTATAAGTTTTAGATCTAGCATATATTTCTTTTTCTCTTTCTTAATTCTTTGTACCATGTGAGAGAATAAGATCTGTGTGACGAATGCAAATCCATTATTGAATCTATCACCATCAAATCTATATGCATATTTTATTGCGGCTAAAATAGCATCTTGAACCATTTCATCTCTATAAGAATAATTTACAAAGTTTGGTCTTAAAGATAATCTATTTGCCATTTTAATAATACATTCACCGAGATATCTACTCATTTCAGGTCTCTCCTTGCCTTTAGCCATAAGAGCTCTACATTTTCTTGAGTACTTATCGAGTTCTGCGGTGAATTCTTTATTGTTTACGTAATGTGCTGAATCTTTTGTTTGTCGTGCCATGTTATATATCTATACTGTTTATTTTATAATCGAACTTTTCTTCAGTGTAAAATCTAAATCTTTCGCCAGCGTGTCTTAATGTAAAGTTATCTCTAGATTTATACTTTATATCATCAACAATATCATACACTGTTGCTGGCTTACCGTCATCTGTTTTTCTTAAAATCCTACCAATTGATTGAAGCACTTTTATCTTAGACTTCGATGGATGTGCAAATATAAGATTGTGTAGGTTCCTTATATTAACACCTGTAGAGAACACACCAAGTGATGCAATAATAATTACATTATTCTTTTCAGCAAATTGCCTAGTCATTTCTCTAGATTCTTTATCAGTTTCACCTGCAATATAATGTACATCTTTATCAGACAAAGCAGATGTAAGTGAATGTATATCTTTACCATGAGATATTCTACCGAAAATTACAAGTGTATTTCCTGGTAGGTCTGCAGCTAGTTTAGATATAAAATTATTTCTTTTTGTGTGTTGTATTATATGTGCTATCTCATCTTGATAGTTCATATCTTTTACAAGTTTCTTATCCTCATCAGGATAATTTAATCTTAATAGTTGTATCTTAACATCAGATATCTGATCTCTTTCAATAAGTTCTTTTGTTGATGTAATCTTTTGTATGGGTCCAAATAACCCTTTTAATACGAGTTCATGTGTCTTTGCTTCTTGTATTGTACCAGTCATACCGATTCTATCTGGACAAACAACTAGTTTATTCATAATTGATTGTATAGATTTACTTTGTGCATGATGTACTTCATCTACAAGAACACTACCAAACTGTGCAAAATAACCTGCACTCTTCTTATGTATGGATTGCCATGTAGATACTACAACTCTTTTATCTGTATTCTTATCTACACCACCCATAATACCATGCATATCATGAAACTTGTCTTGACTATAATCTATAAAGTCTGACATCATTTGTGTCACAAGATTAATTGTTGGAACTATAATAAGTATCTTCTTATCATGTGTTTCTCTCCACCATCTTGCTAATGCATATATTATTAAAGATTTACCAGATGCGGTAGGTGAAAGACAAAGCATTCTCTGCTTACGCACGCCTTCTTTAAATGCTTCTACCTGATAATCCCGCATCTGGATTTTTTTCCCTCCTGAGTGTGGGTCGAGGGCATCTAAAAACCCATCTAGTATTTTATCCGAGACATTCTGCTCGACACCAGGCATATTGCTCTTGGTACCTTCGAATTCTACTTGGATATCTAGGTCTTTAGAAAACTTTGCTATGTCTTGTACAAGACCAGCATAAATCGTATTGTCACGTAAATTAGCTAGACGAATCTTACCATCCCAATACCTATTCTTATAGGCTGGTGTAAAATGTGCGCCAGGTACTTTAAACGTGAAGTAGTCTGATAAAGTCTGTAAGTCTGCCTTATCACCTTCAAATTTTAAGTATGCGTCATTCAGTTTTTTGAATAGTATCATTTACAAAATTTGTATATGTATCTGCTAATATTTGAGATGGCAGACATTCAATTTCATAGTCATAGAATTTGAATTCTGATTGTTGATCAGCAACTTCTAGAAATGTTCCAATTTTAAATTTAGCCGAATTCTGTTCATCTTTTTCTTGATAAACAATCATAGGATTAAGTAAATTAATCTCACGGTCGGCTTTGTGTACTTCTTTACCTATAATCATTGGACCTGAATTTGCAAGCTTAATCATTTTTATTTTCATTACATATCTCCGCTAGTAAATTTTGCCCAATCAATAGCAGCTTTAATCGAACTGTTTCTCCATTTGATCTGGTCCATAATATGTTGAACACCTTCTAAAAGTATATCAAAGTATTCAATCTTCTGTGTAAGTTTGATTACATCAGGGTCAGTGTTGACATGCTTCTCAACACCTGCTTTAGTCTTAAGTTTCAAATCAAATGGTTTATCTTTATATTCTTCAGGACGAGCTTGACCAGAATAAAATAATTCTTTTTCTTTCTTTAATGTTTCTAGCTGGTGTGTGAACGCGACTTTTTTAGACCTTATATCCATAAGAATCTGTAAGTACTTGTGGTGAAGCTTTGGAATAGCTAAAGACTCTCTATCGAGTTGAGTCCTCTCTATCACAGCGTCTTCTTCCCACATAGCTAGAAGCTGCTCGTGCGTAATCATATAATATAAATATACCATGGAGATGAATTTTTTTCTGAACCATTTTCACTTAAAGTGGATGTTCATCCACCAAATTAACTACGACAAAAAATTAGGAGATAATATATGGCTCGAAGGCAAAAGAAGGCCTCGTTGCAGCGTGAATTAGAAGCTTCGAAAGCTTTTCATATTCAACCTAAAAACGAGACCCAGAACTATCTTTTAGAATGTATACAGAATAATATAATGACAGTAGTAATCGGACCGGCAGGAACAGGTAAAACCTATTGTACCGGTATGAAAGCTGCACAGTTATATCTGAAAGGCGAATTCGAGAAGATCGTACTTACACGATCAAATATATCTACAGGTAAATCATTAGGTCATTTTCCAGGCACTATCGAAGAGAAGATGGAGCCATGGGTAAAACCTATAATGAATGTACTATCAGAAGCATTAGGCTCAGGACGTGCCGAATGTATGCAAAGAGCGAAACAAATAGAAGTCCAACCCATTGAAACAATTCGTGGTACATCTTTTAACAATAGTATTATTATTGTAGATGAAGCCCAAAACTTAACTATTGATGAGATTAAGGCGGTGACGACAAGAATTGGTGATGGTACAAAACTAATACTGATGGGAGACCCAGCACAAAGTGACCTAAAGAATAGCGATCTTATTAAATTTGTTGATTTATGTCATCAGTACCGTGTGCCCGCGCCGATCGTAACGTTTAGTATTAAAGATATTGTTAGGTCGGATATTGTTGCTAATCTGGTTAAAATGTTTGCGAAGGCCGGAATCTAGAATTTGTACCTTAGTACCGCTAATGGAACCATGGTATGTTATCCATATAATACCAAAAAAGGACGATTTTTTTTAAATTATATCATTATTTTTTGCGCCATTATTGTATGTCGCATGTTCAAAATACATGAACTTAAATGATGATGTTGCTGTAAGGTAATCAACCTGTGGGTTTGTAGAATCATATTGTGGACCATCTAGTGATATTGGAAATGCATCTATAAATTTCCACTCTGCAAGTGGTTTTAGATCAGCATCTGCAGCAAATAGACTCATATTACTCATGGTATTTAAGAAACCAGGTTCTCTAGCATCTGGTCTTTCAGTGACATTTTCTTTTGCATACTCTTTGAACTGATCAAAAGATTCAGGATTTATCATTCCTTTCATCCATTTTAATATTTGTCTATAACCCTTCATCTCTTTATCTATAAGAAATGTGACATCTAACTGTGAATAGTCTAATGTATCACCAGGTACAGATCTTGTTTGGTTAAATGGATTTGAAAGTATGGCTTCACCAGCACTAATTACTGGCACATTTGCCTGTTGTACAGTATAAACTATATCAGGTAATTTCTCTATGGTAATAAAGAAATGTTGTGGTGCTGCAAAGGATAACTCGGTTTGACGAGCTATCATATCTCCAAACTGAAGTGCCATTAGCTATCTACCTTAGCACCTGCTCGCCATTGATAACATGACCAATATCGTGCTTTCCATTTTGGTCCTGGATCGTCGCAGTTATGTCTTGCTCTAAATGAAGCTCTCCTACCAGGGTCATCTCTTTTAATTTCCATGTTTGGGTCACCAAATCGAACCATTACTACATTACCTTTTTCATTCTTTGTGTAGACCTTAAATTTAGACTTACCATCTTGCACACGAATAGGGTCATTAAGTTTTACCTTAGTTCCTTGATATTCTGCTTCTGTTATTTGATGGTCGAAATGTTCATTACAATCTTCACAACAATATTGCTCAAATGTTTTCATATACTATTTATATTAGGATAAAAAAAAGGGAGTCCGAAGACTCCCTTTTAAAATTCGTTATGCAACGGTTATTACACGTTGTCAACTCTGAATTTTCTGTAGTACATGTTCGAATCAGGAGCATGTAAACCTTGAGATTGGAGTGATCTCGCTGCAAATGGGTTTGATACCATTCCGTAACGAGTTTTGAAACCAATTTTAGGTTGGAAAGTTTCCTGACTTACTGCACGAACCATTTGTAATGGAACGTATGGGCAGTAGAACATACCAGCATCCATGTTGTTAGTACCTTTATAACCAACAACGACATAGTCACCGTTAGTTGCATAAGGGTCAACATACACTTTAGTACGTCCGTTAAGTACACCAGCAAAAGTACCTGAAGTCACATCTACATTTAGGTTATCTTCTAAACCAGAAGTGTAATCAAGTAAGCCAGCCATAGTTAATGCAGAAGCTACATTAGCAGAGCAAAGGATAAAGTTTCCTTTTCCTCTTCGAGTTTCAAATGCAATAGTATTACATTCTTTTTCGATTTGCATCATTAAGCCTTTTTGTCTTTCAACAGACCATCTACCTTGACCATCAGCGATTAAGTCAAAGATTCCGTTAGTTGTAAGACCTTGTGCACCGTATTTTGCTTGAGATAGGATAGTGTGGACAACTTCTCTATTGATTTCCGCAAGGATTTCAGTAGAAAGAATGTTAGCTAGTTCAGCTTCAGCATCCAAACCGTGGACAGCTTTTAAGTCTTGAACTAGTTCCATAGTGTATTCACTTTTAAGAGCTCTTGTTTTAGCTTCAACAGCAGTTCTCTCAATTGTGAATGACATTTCACGGAAGTTATCTCCTTCACCCTCTCTTGTAGTCATTCCGAAGGAAGTGTTTCCTTCTCCTTGACCACTTGGCATATAACCAGTGTTAAGGCTTGGGTTGGCAGTGACTGTATCTACAAATGGGTCATTTACAGGTGTAATTGAACCAGTATCAGTCACAGGGTCAGAGTCAGCAGTGCTAACACCATCATTTTTCGCTCTAGAGACAGCAAATGGGTTTCCAGATGTGTCATCGTTGCTTCCAGCAGAGTGCGTATTAGGCGAACCTGTATTAAACGCAGTACCAGAGAAGTTAGAGAACGGTTCGTCGTACATAGCTTCGATACCAAGACCATTACCATCGCCACTAACACCTTCGTTAGTATTGTTGTATCTTGCTCTTAGCGCGAATATTAAACCAGTTGGAGCGTTCATTGGCTGAACACCACAAAGGTCAAATGCCATCATTTGTGGAACCGCACGTCTAACTAGAGAGATAATGATAGGATCATAACCTGCACGACCAGTAGCATTTAGTGCTGCGTTAGTGTTAGAACCAGACATAGCACCACCGAAACTAGCACCAGATAAAGAAGCTTCTTCTAAGTTCTGCTCCTCTGCCAATGCTTTTTCCGTATTTTCCAGAACTTGAGCAAGAACAGCTTTTTTATCACGCTCATCTACTTTTGGTAGATCTTCGTGATTAATTACTGGAGCCCATTTCTCTGTTAGTACGTCGTATGACATAGTTTTCTCCTATTAATTAAATTTAGTTAGATTATTAATTTTCTTAAAAATCGTTAGGTTTTTCATTCTTATTTAAGTGCAGTTTTAGACAAGTATCTAACGTACTGCGATACAGGATTTCCATCCGTATCAGTATCCTGAGGGATTTCTCCTTCAGTACTGCTGAAAACTTCATCACCATAAGATGATAGAGCTTTAGCTGCCGTTTCAGGATTTTCAAAGTAAGATTCTTTTAAAGTCTCTAACTTTTCCTTAAACTCATCAGTATTTGCTGCTTCTACACTTTCACTCAATTTTTCTAGGCGTATCTTTTGAGTTTCAGTAAGTCCATCACTAACTTCTTTAGTGATTTCATCTTTTTCGAAGGCTAATACTTTTGATTGCAGCTCTTCAACAATTCCGTCTTTCTCACTGATTTGGTCTTTATAACTTTCAACCGCTTCAGTAAGTTCATCAACAACACTGATATCTTCTTCAGGAATGTCGATGTAATTCTTTTCAAATAAACCTTTAAGGTCTTTAATAAAGTTCTCTGCTATTTCTGTTCTTAGAGAATACTTAATTTCTAAAGCATTCTCTTTTAACCACTCTTCAGTAGCATAGTCAGTATATTTAGAGAACTTCTCTTCTAAATCTTTAAGATGATCTGCATTTTCAGACTCAAGTTGCTCTTTGATTTCAGCAACTTTAGCATTTACTTTCTCGTTTACTGCAGTTTCAAAGACAATAGCGGCTTTTTGTTTGAAGTCTTCATCAAGATCGACATCTTCATCCATGTCTTTCTTCATTTCTTTCTTCTCTTTATCTTTATCCATCATTTCTTCTGGATCCTTGGCCATTTCATCTTTTTCCTTGGCCATTTCTTTGACTTCTTCGTCTTCTTTAGACTTCATTTCCTCAGGGTCTTTAGCCATTTCCTCAGTATCTTTTTTCATTTCGTCTACTGATTCATCTTCTTTGTCAGCCATTTCCTCAGGGTCTTTAGCCATTTCGTCTTTTTTCTTCATCTCCTTGACTTCTTCTTCTTCATCTTCCATCTCGTCCATATCTTTTTTCATTTCAGATACTTTAGATTTAGGATCAGAATTATCTTTCATTGGAGTTTCAATAGGGTCAGACTCTTGATCGTGTGGACCTTTGTCCGCTTCAGCTTTAGGAGAATCATTATCTCCTTTAGACATGTCTAGAGTTTCTTTATCTTGATCAGGAAGTTGCTTATCATTAGCATCTTTCTCAATAGAAGTATCTTGTTTTTCCTCATCCATATCTTTTTTCATTTCTTTTTGAGGCTCTACTTCTTTCTCGTCTTCGTCCATGTCTTTCTTAGCCATTTCATCCATATCTTTCTTGGCCATTTCATCTTTCTTCTTAGCCATTTCTTCAGGATCCTTAGCCATTTCGTCTTTTTTCTTATCAGACATCATCTCATCGACTTCGACTTCTTTCTCGTCTTCGTCCATGTCTTTCTTCATTTCAGAAACTTCTTCTTCTTTTTCTTCTTCTTCTTTTTTCTCGTCATCAGCGTGAGACATTTCTTTTACTTCTTCTTTAGCACCATCTTTACGGACTTTAGCTAAATCACTAGCATCAATGTCACCATCGCCATCTTTATCTAATTTCTTTTGGTCTCCTTTTAACTCTTCTTCTTTTTCTTTAGACGCCATTTCATCCATGTCTTTCTTCATTTCTTTTGGCTCATCTTCTTCTTCTTCCATGTCGTCTTTTTTCATCTCAGATACTTTTTTCTTAGGATCTGATTCGTCTTTCATAGGAGTAGTGATTGGATCTGATTCTTGATCGTGTGCAGGTTTGTCAGCTTCTACTTCTGCACTAGCGTCTGATGCATTATTTTCTTTATCACCACCGACATCTTTCATCGGCTCTGCACCTGTTTCATTTTTGTCAGGCTCAGCTGTTGGAGCAGCAGCTTGTTTATTAGCAATAGTTTCTTTCTCTGCATCAGGTAATTCTTTATCATTGACATTCTTCTCGATAGAAGTGTCCTGTCCCTCTTCTTTAACTTCTTCTTTTGCAAGATCGTCTTGAGGGTTATCTATTTCGTCTTTTTTAGTCATATCGGCTTCAGCCGCTTTTGCAGCTTTCTCTTGAAGGTTTTTTTCCATCAAGTCTTCAATGACTTCAATAAGACCTTTTTTTGTTTCTGTATCTGACATGTTGCTATAGCTCCAATATTAATTTATTTATTTTTTACTGATTCTCCAAGAACCTTTTAAAGAGTTTTAGTTTTGTATTATTTAATTCACGAGCAGCAGCCATTTTCAGCTCTTGTTGAGCTTTTTCTAAGTCTACTTTTTGCCATACTCCTGACTCAAATATCCATTCTGCCGACTCATAAACACCTTCTACAAAGGCTTCTTGAGCTGACGGATCGAATACTACATCAGCTGCAGTAGTTAATACAAAATCTTCTTGTACTTCATTATATCCGCTACGATTCATTTTGAGAGAGCCTAAACCCCTAGATGAAACACCAATTTTTACACCATCATCAAGTAAATTCTCTACGATTTTACCCATAGGTGTGCTTAAAACCTGTGCTTTACCATTATAGTAGTATCCATCACGAGTTAATGATTTAGTCATGATAGCTGCTCTCTCAGGATTAACAGTTGGTTCAGCAGGGTGATTTAACTCACCTAATGCTCTGTTCTGAGAGATATAATCTTTTGTGTATTTCTCAACCGCCTGATCCATAACGTGTTGAGGATAGATACGACCATTTCTATTTTCTTTTTGTGCTTGTAGAAACGGACCTTGAATATATTTTTTCTTTTCTGTCTTACCTTCAGTAATTACAGATAGGTCATTAAATGTAATATCTTCTTTGATTAACTTCATTATTGACCTCTAAATACAATGATTGCATTAGGACTTGTACCAGAAATAACTACATCGCCTTTTGCATGTGAGATTGGTATACCACCAGTCATATTAAAATCCCATTTACCAGTTGCGAATGCATTACCATCAACAGTAATAGCATTTGCACCCATATTTGTAATTGATTCAATCTTGATTGGTCTCATATAATGATTGATATTTTTTTCATCTGAATCAGATGCAGGTGATTGACCAGGACCATAAATATTTTTTACTTGATATGTGAATGTGAAATCATCTGAATCGAGTGTTCCTGCACTATCTATATGATATACTACACGATTTCCTTGTGATGAACCTTGAATACCTACTGATTTTGATACAACTGTATTTGCCATGTTTTATTTATTCCTTATGTTCCTGCGTATGTTCTAGCTCTGCCAGCCACTCGCTTTTTAGTAATCTTTCTTTTTAAAGAAGCAAGTTTCTTTTTACCTGCTCCTCGAGCTCTCATCGCTCTTTTTAACTTAATACCTGTTCTTCGTAAAGCAGCTTTTCTTGTACCTGTTTGTGGTACACATCTATTTCCTTGTAATCTTGTACCAGCTTTACATCTTTTTCTCTTAACTATTCTACCTTTTGACCTTCTAAATATAACTCTAGCTCTTCCAGGCTGAGCTTCATCAAATGTAGTAATACCGTGCTCTAATGGGTCATCTACTGATTCTGGTAAATCAGCATCCATGACATCAAATGTATCTGCAAACATTGCATCTTTAAGAGCAAGATAAGTCTTAACACCATCATCTACATGATCTATCTGATCATCAATCTCCATTTCCAAATCCATGATCTGACCAAACTCATCTGGTAAAAAATCATAGTACATTTCTGGACATGAACAATCTTCATCATCTTCTGGACAATCACACATAGTATCATTAAGATCTGTACCATGCGACAGTGCTTCAGCTTCATCTAATTCTAATGTATCTTCAAATTCTACTGTTTCACAATAGTCTTCTATTAATACTTCATCTTTGATTTCTTCAAGTGTATCTTCATCGATAATAGAGTCAGGTGACACAAAGCTGGAGTCATCGCGCACTAATTCTTTATAGTGTTTACGATACTCTTCACGTTTCTTGTCCATCCAAGTAGGAAGGTTTTGTTTTTCACTCATCTTCTTTAGTTTCTTTTTCGTCTGTTTCTTTTACTTCAGGCATAATAAAATCTTTAGCGATATTTGCTTTCATATCACCTAATTTTTCAAATGCCTTTTTGTCCAAGGCAGCTTTCGCATCTGCAACGAATTTTTCTTTATCGTTCAGTTTCATAATTTATTTATACTCCTTTAACCTCTAATGATAGCATCCATCTCCAACTGGAGGTTCTGCTTCAGTTCTTCTTCAAGCTCATCTTTCTCAGCTTTTCCTTCATCGTAGAGAGCTTGTCCATTTAACTGTACTCCACCAGGAAGTTCAGTGTTTTCATATTTCTTAAGGTTAGTACCCCATTGCATTTTTAATAATGCTGATGAATACTTCTTAATCCATATATCACCATAAACATCACCATAAACTTCTGGGTCAGTAGCTTCATAACATTCTACTAAGAAATACTGTCCTTTTTTCGGTCTTTTCCAATCAATATCTAACCAAAGTCTATTCTTTGCTTTACTATATCTGATTGCTGGTGATGTGTTTAACATAAAGTCAATATGTTCTACATATTGTTTCTGAATGTAATAACCTGTAATACCTGAACCAGCTGCATTACCATAAAATGCATCAAAGTTATTTAAAAAGTATTGATATTCATAGTTATACATACCAGATTGTGCAAAACTATCAACTTTAGATACTCTTGTAATCTGTATAATATTTTCTGGAATTCTTATTCCTAATTGACCTGCTTCGACTAAAGCAATTGAATCTTTTAGATATAGTTGTTCTTTAGTATAGTTCTTTCTAAATACTTTATTATCAGAATCTATTGCTAAATCACTATCTGTTTTGATGTATATATTAAAGCCTGTGTCTGAATCAGTTCCTTTACTTGGATTATGAAATACTCTAGCACCAACTTTATATTCTGAATCGCTGTTGAAGACTGGAGCAGTAAGATCTTGATGTATTCTTTGATTCTCTTCAATTACTTTTGCATTTATTTCAATAAGTCTATATGTTCTTTCACTACCATCATAATGATATTCTTGATACATTTTTACAGCATCATCAATACAATCTTCAAGCTGCACATCAGATACTTCTACGTTAACTACGGGAGCTCCGCATCTTCGTAGCATATAATCTGCAAGTGTCTGTTTACTCTTTGGTAGTGCCATCTTTTATATCCCGTGATTCATACATATCCATTTGGTCTTCTTCTGTATTTATTTGACCATCATCAATTTCACCCATAATCTCACGGTCAATTCTAGCAATATCATCTTCTGATTGAGCTAGAATAACTTTTCGCACGTATTCTATTGAGAAATATTTACCAACATATTCTGTAGCATCTCTTAACAGATTCATTCTGTCAGTTAGTAGTTCCACATCTTTTAACTCTTTAAAGTGTGTATCTTCAATAAAGTCATAAGTTATATGTGTTCTCATATCATCAAATTCATTAGCAGTACAAACACCAGCTAGTGATAGTTGTACTCTTAGAATTTCATTGAATAATTCACCAAATTGTTTTTTCAATCTGGCTACAAACTTACCAAATTTAAGTTCATCTCTTGAAATATCAGATGCTCTACCGATTTGGAAAGCTGTATCTGCACCATTGATTCTTGTTAGTGGTACATTTAAAGCTTCATATAGTTTGTTCTTAAAGTATTGTACATCTTCAAGGTCACCAAGATTCTGACCACCTGGAAGTGTAGTAATTTCAGTGGCTTTGCCATCTCTTCGTGGTAGCCAAAAATCTTCTAAGATTGACATAAACTTACGTGAATCTCTAATATGACCAGTCACCGGGTCATAATCAATCTTATTTCTAAATCTGTTCTGCATATCTCTAAGATATTGTTCTGCTTTTATTTTAGGCAGATTACCAACATCTACATAGAATATTCTTCTTTCTGGTGCTCTTGCAATTCTATATACAATAAGACTATCTTCCATAGAACGTAGATTATTAAATGCTTTAATTGCTTTATCTAAATAACCTATAATCATTCCTTTGTTTCTATCTACCATTCCAGATGGACAGAATACAATAGAGTCTTTTGATAATTTAACTGCAGCACCTTGGTCACCATCAGGTGTAAATTCAAAATGCTCATCTACATCTTCTAAGAATGGCATTCCTGTCTTAACATTCTTTGAGTAGATAGGCTTAATTATTCTCTTCATTTTAAGAGCATCAACTGGTCTTAATTCTTGAATACCATCTTTTGAATTCTTAGGGTCAATAATTACTTGATAATATAATCTACCATCAACATACCAGTTTCTAAATATATTGTATGAATTCTTTTGAAACTTGAGAAGTTCTAGAGTTTTTGTGAAATGTGTTCTGATAGATTCTTTTATTCTATCATCTATGTTAAGGTTATCTAATCTGATAGAAACAGGTGCTCTATCATGCTCAACAACAAATGCTTCATTTACAATATCATCTATTGCAGCATCTGCTTCTGGATAAAAACTGATATCTCTGTATGTAGATATAAGAGCATGTTCTGTACGAGCCTTATCATCTTGCTCATAAGTATAACCTATTCTACCGCCAACTGGCAGTTCTGTGCCGTCGTCTAACGGACTTGGTACGGGACTAGGTAATTTAGGTGATTTTTCTGGTGATACTAATTCAAAGCCAAATAAATCTTCTTTTCTCTCAGCCATGCTGCTCCTAACACTTTATTATCATATTATAATGGGTATTAATATTATACTAATACCAACGCAAAATTTATTAACCGACGTTGTCAGTAGTGTTCGAAGTCCAGAATTGATATCTGATAGTCGCTGTGAACTCTGATATTGTATCAGCAGTGTCAAAGCTTACGTCAATTGGATCGATAGTTGTTGGAAAACAACCTCTCAAAGTGATTGATTTATTTACTTCACCATCTTTGCCGATTTGCTCGACAGTCCAATCTTGAACAAATGAAGCAAAATCAGTAGCATCAATTCCGCCTGCAGAAGTATTACCGACATGCGTGTTTATATTATTACTCCAAGATTCCATTGCATTTCTAATAGCAAAGTTATTGTCATTGATAACCGTTATTGTCCAAGGTTGAAATTTTCTATCTCCTGGTAAGTACAATTCTCTACCTCTGTAAGGAACCATAATCTCAGTTAATTCAGAACCAGGTAATTGTGCAGTTTTAATCATGAAGGATCCTAATTGTACTAATCCTAAGCCAGTTGAATCAGTGTTTGTGACTCCTGCTGGAAATTGTGGAAGTACTCTGAATTGGTTGGCTCTTGCTCCACCACCAATTAAAGCTGCTTTAAAATCATCTATTCTTGCCATATTCTTATGCTCCTGCTACCTCTTCAAAAGATACTCCGCTTCTTACTGCTATGAAGTTAAGAGTAATGAAGTTAATTGACCTGTTAGGTTTGACATACACATCAGCTACAAATCTGTTTCCATCAATTACCGCTGGTGTGTTGTTTGAAGCATCACACACAACTTTAAAGTCTGTCATACCTCTTCGTGATTTTACATCTGCAAGGAATGGCTCTACTGCGGCTACAAAGTTTGCTCTTGTAAAGTCATCATTGAATTCGAATAGTTGGAATTTGGCTGCCGTAGCAATTGCTTTTTCTAACACTATGAATAATCTTCTTACATTAATTCTATCAAATGCAGAAGGTTTAGATAGTGCAGTCTTATCACCAAATAGTAATGTTCCTTGACCTTTGAAAGTCACTACCGGATTTACTCTTGATTTGTAAAGTTGATCTCTCTCAGCTTGTGATGGGTTGAAATGTAATTTAACCACATCTCTGTAGAATCCTCTGTTTAATCCTGCAGGTGAGAACCAAGCATCATTTGTGAATTCTGCTCTTGCACATACACCAGCTGTGTCTGGGTTAAGTGGCATGTTGAAGAACTCATCATTATATCTATCATATTGACGCTTCCAACCTGAATCAAATACTCCGTATGAGTTTGAATTCCAGTCTGAGAAGTAATTTGTTATCTTAGCTGCTGTAGGATTAGTGACTGCTACCGATTCTGATGGTGACATAAATGCCATTGCATCTTTTCTTTCTTTAGCACCAGCCATTACATATTTACCTACAGTTGTTGAGTGCTCACCAGTAATTAATAAGTTTACATCTTCTGTTTCAGCATCTAGTAATTTATCGTATGATGCCATTAGTGCGCCATCTGAAACCGCTGAACCATCATTACCATTCTTAAGAATAGCATTATAGATTGGTGTACCAGAAGTTTCTGATGGTAAATCAGAATCAAAGTTTCTTTTTATAGTAGCAAACGATCCTCTTGCAACACTTGTTATTGTAGCGCCTGGTGTGTAGTTAGCACCTCCAGCACCTGTTGCAGTTGTTCCAAAGTTATTTGCTAGGTAAACCCATTTAGATTGCTCGTTAATCTTATTTACAAAGTAGTTATTAGCATTGTTTCCATCTTTACTGTTAGCAGCTTTTGATAGGAAAGGATATGTTTCTAATACTTCGTGAGTTGTTCCTGTTGGTAAGTCATTTAAAGTATACACCATTACGTGTACTTCGTCTCTTAAATCTGAGTCATAAGTTGCTGCCCATGGAGATGTTCCAGGAACTGCATCAAAGTAATCTTTTAATTTGACTGAACCGAATACGTTAGTTGTGTTAAATGTATCAGAATCTAGTGCACTATCTACAATGGCAACTCCAATTGAATTACCTAAACTGCCAGGGAATCTAGCATAAACTGTAGAAGTTAAACCACTTTGATCTGATGAAAAATCTGTTTCGTTTTGAATATTAGCATCTGAATCTACTGCATTGTCAGAGTCACCCATACTTGCGTTTAAGGCTCCAGTTGCATTTGCTCTTACTATTTTAATTGCATTGGCATATCCTAAGAAGTTGGCAGCTGCGTACCAATCGTCTCTACAAAAACCTGCATTGGTACCTTTACGTGGGTATCCAAAGTTTTCAATTAAGTTTTGTTCTGATGAAACTAATGTGACTTCATTAACAGGTCCCCATTCGAAACGACCTGCAAAACCACCAATCGACGTTGCTACCGCCGGTATAATATTAGTAAGGTCTGTTTCTTTTACCTGTACTCCTGGGCTTACTAGAAATGCCATGTATGTGACTCCTTAAGAATTCTTTTATGTTATATTTATATTTTCAACTTCCACCAAGGATGCTTCTATCCTTGATTATTATATCTTATTTATTAAATGCCGAACCTAAAAGTCTTTATCAAAGTTCTGATAGATCTTATCAAACCATTCAGGTTTTTCACCTTCCTCGACATTAATGGGTGTCCATAAATCACCTTGTGTATCTACTTGTGGATTATATGTATCATTCTCTGACAGCCAACCGACTGGCATATCATCTCCTTCTTCAGCAAGCTTATCTCTATACATCATTTTAGAAGCATCTAATTCTGTTAGTTCTTTCCAATGATCGCATCCAGTAGCCCAACCAAATAGAACCATACACATTACAAGGTCATCATTTGTACCTGGTTCGGCTGCAAATATCTGTGTATTTTCACCTTTTCTTACAAATGTTGTAAGTTCTACATATATATCATAATCTTCAACTACTATTTTATCACCTTCAATCAATGACTTTATATTAGAACAACCATTTGTTTTTACTGCATGAGATGTTGTGACACCTAGTTTTGAGTTTGGTCCAGAACCTAATTGATTACCTGATCTACCTTTTGATACAGATTTTAATAAGTTTTCATACTCTAATTCATGATGTAGACCATTTAATATCTGACCACCGAGATCATTTGCTTCTACTAATATGTGAGCATCATTAAAATGTTTACCTACATTTGATAAGAATTGTGGTAAAATCATTGGTGATATCTCATTTGATCTAAATTTTGCAACTACTTTATATGGTAATGCTGTAATATCAAATACAATAAATGCCGAGTAATCTAGTCTAATACCTCTTGCAGTATCACAAACTAAGATATATTTATGACCAGGTTTAGGTTCCTCATGATAGTCTATACCTTCCAATGTTTTTATAGGGTCTACATAACTCATTGTTTGTAATTTTGTAGGTGATATTAAAGTATTACTAGAACCAATAAATTGACATTCAAACTCTTGTCTAAACTGATCTTCTGATGTATTTGCTATCTGTTCTGTTTTCCAATCTTCATCTCTACCAGGAACATCCCACCAGTTTATTTCAGTAGGTACAAAGTTAGATCTTTCTGAGATAGCCTCTGTCCACATTTTGTAGAAATGATTCATACCTTTTGGTGTAGATACTACAATCATTTTTGTATCCGTACCAGATGAAATTGTAGGATATACTGAACGGAAAAAATCTTCAGCATCATTTGGTGGTACAAATGCAAACTCATCTAGGAATAATAAAGAGAATGACATACCTCGAGCTGCTGATGCTGATGAAGATGTAGCAACTACTTTACTACCATTCTCTAATGATATAGATCTCTTATTCCAAGTCAATACACCTTGTTGCAACCAAAACGGTAGATTCTCATAAGCTAACTGTAATCTACCTAATATTTCTTGTGCAAGTTCACCTTTGTTTGCAAGTATACCTACAGTTTTACCTGGATTAAACAATAAGAACCATAAGATATATGCTACACTTGTTGTAGATTTACCACACTGTCTAGGTAATTTTGCTATATTGAATCTGTTTTCATTGAATCTTTTAATCATGTCTCTTTGAAAGTCATATAATGTAAATGGTATCTCACCAAAATCTACTGACATGATTTTCATGTATGTCTCTGCAAAATATACAGGGTCCTCCATACATTTCTTGTATTCTATTAATTGTTCTTTTGTGTATTCTAGATTTTGGAAACCTGACTTAATATTAGGATTACCAATATAATGACTTGTGCCGGTTGGGTTTTGAAATAGTTCTGGATTAGAATCTGGTGTAGGTGATTTTTTAGATACTCTTTTACTAGCAAGAAATTTTAACAGAGCTTTCTTGTTTTCGAAATAGAAATCACCAAATCGTTTCCACCCATCATGTAAATTGGAGTCGTACTCCTTTTGAGCAATGTAATCCATATTACTCCTTACCTAATAACTCTAATAAATCTTTCGTATTTAGTTTAACATTTAGATTATTATTAGTCACAGACTTTTCATTTTGCGTAGCACCTTTCTGAATCTTCTCAGTACGTATGTGGTGATCCATAAGTTGACCAGCAATATTTCCCAAAGTTTGCGCTGTATTAGATGCCACTTCAATAGCTCGCGGGTGCTCTGACTCCTGCGCGAGTTGAACTGCACTATCAAGTACGTCTTGAAGTCTCTCGCTTGCTGCGTACAGGACTTCCCTGGCGTACTCATAGTCATCGCTACGATGTTTAACTAATTTGGCAACGCTGTCTTTAGTTTCAACTAATTCGTTTTCTAATTTCTTTTCATTATCCATGTATTATTTATTCGATTTAGGGTATAAGTATAGTATGAGGAATATGGAAGAGTTCTGCTACCCAATCTTTGAGTGGGAGTATGACAATAAAGCTTTAAAAGAAAGTATGGATAAAATGCCAGCTTCTTTTGAAATGTGGACACCATTTGCACGTGAATTAAAATCTAAAGCAGATTTATATCCATCTGAACAAAAGAAACATGAAGACCCAATGATGAAGATGTTGGGTATGATTGATGGCAAACCAATATTTCCAGGTCTTGAAGGTTATTATGAGATGAAATGCCCTGAGTTTCTAGATGACCCATATATAAAGAGTCTGAGAGATAAAATTAATTTACCTATAGAACCTCATAACTGTGCATTCGTAAAGATACCTGCGGGTTTTAATTTAAGACCTCATAAAGATATTAATAGAAAGTGTGCAATACATTTTCCATTTAATTTTGATGATGCACCCACTTTGTTCTTTAATGATAGAAAAGATACACAATGGACCTATGCTCATGTGCATAGCTGTCCAGCAGTATTAAATATTCTAGAGGTTCATGGTGTAAATAATTCTGGTCAACCTGACAGATTTTGTT